ACATCATCCATCGCGTTGTGTCCATTACGTTGCTTGTGGACACAACCTGCCTAAGCGCTCCCCCGATTCATAGGTGACCCAAAAATCGCGTTTACTGCTGATCATCGTGCGCTGCTGGTTCATCTGGCTCATGCTGCTGAATGCGTTGATGCCGGTGGCCAATGCCCCGAGGTACCCACCAGTCGTGGCGCTACGGGCATTGCTGCGGGCAAGAGACGCCTGAAAGCGGTAGTTGTCACTCTGTACCTGTGCGCCGTACTTGATGGACTGCTCATCCAGGCTCGCCTGCGTGGCGCTATCCGTAATTACGTCGAGGGCAGAGCCTTCCAGCGCAATGCCGCTGTTGAGGTAGTCAGCACGCATGCCGGCAAGCTGGCGAGTGTTCTGGCGCGCAAGCTGGGCTGCATCATATGCGCCCTTCTGCTGGCTCATCTGTGCCTGACGGTCGGCGTATGCAGCCTGCATCTTGTACGATGATGCCTGCGCCTGTGCGCTGGCAATAGTGCCGACAGCCGACACTACCGCCCCGATAAGGGGTAAGCACATGCTTTCACCTGAAGGTTAGGGTTCGCCTTCGACCTGAAGGATCAGGGACCGGATCAGGAGTGGCAAAGGCTGGTCAGTTTCGAACACGATTTTCCCGTCGCCTTCGATCCACGATCCGTCGACCTGGCAGGGAACGACGCCGCTTTGAAGCTGCACGGCGTTGCCAAACAGCGTGTCGCCAGTTTTGTAGATCTGTTCGTAGAGCGGGGGCGTCCAGTTCTCGCTGCCGTGTGCGCCCATCATCACCGCGCCAGAGTTCAACACGTCGATGCCTACGCCTTGAGCGGTCCTCTTGCGACCAAACAGCGTGCCGTCCTGCTGCGGGCCGGCGATGGGGAGCGTGACACCCCGCGACTTGTAGCGAAGGCCGACACTGATCTTGGAAGCCGCATATGGAAGCGTGATCGATCCCCCGGATACGACCAGACCGTCAACCACGCCGCCATCGGCCAGCACAGATACTTCCTCGCCTTCCAGATGATCGAGACCCGTGACTGTCGTGATCGCCACACCGTCATAGCTCAGGCCGCAATCGACATGAAAAGCATCGTGAACCGTGTCTATATCGCCATCGAAGGGCCGTTCCAGCACCTCGATATAGCGCTTTGTCTGACCGTTGATCGTGCGTCGAACGACCAGATGTACGTCTTCATACCCCTGCATGGGCGACGGAACGACCGCAACGCTTTCGACAAATCCCTTTGCGATGGCATGGCGGGCAAAACCGACCACACGCTGTTCCCGGTCATACGTCACGCCAATCAGTTCGCCATTCCCCATGACGCAATAGATCGTCGGATCAGGGCGCTCGGCAAAGGCCCAATCGACAATGCCACTCTTGAAGAACTGTTCGCCAAGCAGTGATAGCTCAGGGGCGACATAGCGGTTTTGCTCGCCCATGACGAGTTCACGGATTTTCGTTGCTCCTGCCCCGGCATAGAGCGTTACTCCGCCGATGGACAGTGGTTGCAAGTGATCTGCCCCGGAGGTTGGCCCCTTGCGCTGCGTGACGTTCGTAGCCGAAAACGACTTCGTAATGTCGGCTGGTCCAACCGTCCTGATCTGACCGGCAGAGCCGGTTACAAGGTCTTCTTCGCCCGACAGCCAGACAATTTCGTTCATGTTCGAGGACAGGAGCGTGATTTTTATCCCGTCAGTATCTACGGGCGGGTCGCCTGATCCGTATTCCTCGAAATTCCCCTGCTTCGATCCGAAGACTGTCACCGGTTCGTCATCAGTACGAGCCCACATGATCCGCTCGTTGAAAAGCGTCACGCAGGCAGGGAAACCGCTATCGGCTGAGAAGGCCCCGAGCTTCCACTGAACAATCAACGTGGTATCAGGCAACGCGTGGCCGTACAGGCGTATGGTGACTGTCGTAGCAGAGACGCGGGAAACAATTCGCGCCCAACGCCAGCGGCCATCTGATCCCAAAAGCGCTATCGTCCTGCCCACGTCAGAAGCTAGGAACCCCGCGCCGTCATTGATGCCCGTGGTCGATGAAGCCACGAGGTTGAACGGTGTCTGGTTTTCTGCTCTCTCGTGCAGGCCAAGTTCGCCAATCGAGCTATAGCCGTTGTTGGTATCGCCTGTCGCCGTCCAGATAATGCGATATGCCTGATAGGCTGTGGTGTTCTGGAACTCGAAATAGCGCACCTCGCCCGCCGCCCATCCGCTTTCACCCGTCCGACTATCAAGTACGATCCAGTTCGTCCCGTCATACCCCTCGAACTTCCAGGCGGTAGGCGTTCGAATTACCTGCGTTGCACTGCTCTCGGAGCGCATCCAGTACGCATCGACAACACGGGATGCGCCTCCATCGAAAGTGTAAGAAATCCATCCTGTCGGGTTTGTTACTTCATACGGTGTTGTTGACCCGTCGAACGCTCGAAATGCGGATGCCGCCCCATCTTTGGCGGCGACAGTGCCGCTCGGAGCGGTATTGCTTGTCATGATAGGAACAGCCGAACCGCGCCCCGCCGGAGTCAAGGAGGTTCCAGTGGTATTAGCTGTAAGATACGGCCCATTGTTGAAAACTACATCTGCCAGCGTCCAGTTGGTATCGCCAAGGCGCGAAAGCTTCTGGGGAGCATATGCCTTGTGCGCCAGATAGGCCACGTCATTGAACTGCGCATAGGAAATGCGGTCCAGACTGTCATCGGCGTAAGGATGATTGATCTCGTAGGGCGCTCCGACAACGCCACGCTGGGCAAGGAACCTGATCTTACCGCCATTGAAGGACAAGACGTAGGACTGCGCTTCTGAGAACTTGAATGGAAAGATACGAGCTAGGGCCGTTGAGTTCGCCACCTCAGCAATGAAGCGCGTGCCCGAACGACGACGAAGCCCTCCATGGGTGAGAACCTGAAAGTTGACACATTCGAAAAGCGACTGCCGCCAGAAGTCCACATCGGCGCGCGCTCCAAGAAGCGGGCTGATCTGGCCTTTCGAGAAATCGGCTTGGAGCGAATAGTAGGCCATCAGCGCTGGTCAATCCATTCGGAATCAGCCGCGCGCGGACTGGTGCCTTCGATGGCATCTACCAGCCAGGCATTGCGCATGGCCTCGGAAAAAAGCCCCTGCGCGATCTGCTGATAGCCCTGCTTCCCGGTCAGCCAGTGGGCGCATTTCATCGCCATATAGCCGGCCAGAGCTTCGATGAAGATCGGAGGATAGCGGTTGTAATCCTCGGCACGCGCCACGTAGCGGACCTTGAGCGGGCCGCCGTAGTTGGTCAGCACCTTGCCGTTCTCAACCTCATGCAGGATCGGCGTGCCCTCGTAGCGTCCACAGACGGTCAACGGGATCACGCGCAGGCAGCCGGATGGGAGCGTGAAGGACTTCGACCAGCCGAACGCAGGAGCATCGCTATCTGCCGGGATTTCCGCACGCCTGAGCGCAAAATTCCAGTCGGCACGCGAAAGCAGGCTATCCCGCGACACGGCGAAATTGCGCTTGCACCACATCGCGACCGGGCGCTGGTCCTCAATGGAGGTAATAGGGGCCTCCTTGAGGATATCCAGCGCAAGGTTACAGATATCGGTTTCGGTGGTCATTCGCCGCCCTCATCCGGTTCGGGCTCCGGCTCGGGCGGCGGCTCCTGTTCAGCTTCGCGGCGCTGCCGCTGCTTCTTCAGATACCACCAGGCAAGAGGCGGGCTGTAGCGGGGCATCACTTCACCTGTGCCCGCAGGATTTTCTGGGTTCTACGAGCGCGGCGGTCGATCCGGTCGTAGCCGCCGATGGCCTTGTCGATCTCGCGCTGTTCCGCGTTGAGTTCGGCAAGGGTCTTGGGGCGGTCGGGCTCGGGAGGCTGTGCTTCTTCTGTCGCAACCGGCGCACCCAATGCTTCATCGATCTTCTTCTGAAGCGTGTCGGCGGACCAGCGTTTGTCTATTGAGATGCCGAGTTCTTCGGCCTGCGCTCGGAGGTCGTCCATTGGATCAGCCTCCCGCCTCTACAAGAACGCCGGTATAGGAGCCGCCACTTTCAGTAGCGCCGCCAGCCTCAACCAGCCGGTCGAGCATGATCTTTGCGCGCCGCTCGGTCATGCCCGGAACGCCTGCGGCAACGGCGCTCACAGTGGACGCGCCTTCAGCCGCAAGGAAAAGAAGAACGGCCACAGCGTTATCGATAGCCTGCTGGAAGCCTTCTTCCGACAGGACGCCGCGCCGATTGTTATCGTCATACCACATGGTCATGGTCAGACCTTTCAATGAAAAAGCGGCCCCGAAGGACCGCCTTGGTTGAAGTTTATGGCGCTTACGCTCTTGGTATTCGTCGCCAACAGGGAAACGCCGACGAGTTAAATCTGGTGTTTGCCCCACTGACAGACATTCCGTGATGCTCCGCTGCCATTCGCAGCGACAAGAACGTTCCGTCAGGCGTTTCGTAGTCGAACTTCTGGCTCATGTAGCGCAATGGACGCTCAAGCGCGTCCTGTAGAGACCAGCCCTTATCAAGCCTTGCCCGAACCCGGTCACGGTCAATGCCGTAGTCACGGCACCATTGGGCGAGCGTCTTGTAGACACCGCCCACTTCCAGAAGCCGATTGTTACTCTTGTTGTTCGCCTGACGTTGGCGCGTGGCCCAAATGCAATTCTCAGGCGAATAAGGGCCGTCATTGTCCTTGCGCTCGATCTGGTGATCTGGCGAAGGTGGCTCACCCATATCGGCCAGAAAGCGCTCGAATGTATCCCAGCGGGGATCAACCGAAATCCCTCTGCCGCCATATCTCTCGTAGGACTTGTCATTCTGATTGCAGCAACGCCTGCGCATCGCAAGCCAAGTGTAATATGCCTTCGTCGGCTTTCTTTGCCGAGCGTGGCCATGGGATTTCTTGGCCTCTGAGCGAGTGAGATTTGCACACGCCCCGCATTGACGGCTATTCCCAGACCTTAGGTTTCCACTCTCAACCACAACAAGATTCCCGCAATCGCACTGGCACAACCAGCGAGAGCGGCTTCTTCCGGAAGGCGAAGCCTTGTCTTGTCTTTCTATAGTAGTCAGCCGCGAAAAACGTTCGCCTGGGAAAATTGATTTGCCACCCATGTGAGGCCTCCAATGTCGAAGGCCTCACACTAGTTTAATAGATGATTAATAGCAACAGCTATTCGTCATCCGTTAGTTATTAGGAAGGAAATTGGGATTTGCTTACGTTCTGGATAAACCCTGGACCAGTTGGCGGCAGCTTCCAGTTCCAGATTTGTTGGGAACTCCTTGGCAACCGACGAGTCCTGCCATGCGATGCCGTAGGGATGCATCACGAACTGGCGACGGGTGTAGAGGATATCGCCGCCCACGCCGTTACCCTGATCGGGCTTGCGCTCGACCTCGACATTCGGGCTGGTGGTCATCGGCTGCTCGTTGAATGCAATCGCGTCATTGCCAAGCAGATAGGTGACATACCCCGAAGGATTGCCGCTGCCATTGTTGATGACCTTCACGCGGTCGGAGACAACCACACGATAGCCGAGATAGGTCGGGAACCTAACCTCGCCCCTGGCGTCGGGGATGAAGTCGATGAGGTTCTGCTTCTGGAGCCGCGTGTAGATGGCCGAATGCATGATCAGCGTGTTGAGGTCTTCCGCCGCATCGCCCATGGTCTGCTTCGTGTCCAGAATGGCTTCGGCAGAGATGAGGTTTACGGACGAGGGAGAGCCCGAAGTGACGCTGATGTTGTTCACCATGTCGCCGGCATTCGCCGCCACGTTGTCAGTGTAAACACCGTGCAGCGTGGAGACCAGAATGTCCTGAAGGTTCCGAGCCCACCAGTCACCGACAAGATTGCCGATGGCCTTCATGGGATCGTCGCCAGCCAGAACACCGGACAGGCGCATGGACGACCACGACTTGGTTCGGACCTGACGGGCCGCGATGTCCTTACCGGCAGTGATCTTGTCCGGCACGGAGAGTTCGGCGGGATCATCCGAACCGATGTTGGAGCCGTTGTCGGTCAGGTCCTTCCAGAACGGGACGTTGGCCGTACGACCGCCGCCACTCAGGAAGCTCGAAAGATTGGCGTCGGCACGGAGAATGCCGGAGTTCAGGATTGCGGAGGTCTCTTTCGTACGCTTGATGATGTACTGAAAGAAGACCTCGGGGACGATAACGTCCGTGAGACGGGTAGTAGCCATTGCTTTGTCCTTTCCGAATGGCCGCTGTCGCTACTTCAGGCCGTACGAGGCGGGGTTTTTGCCCGCCGCACGCATGAGAGCGGCAGCTTTCTTCGGGTCATCGCGAACCAGCCTGCCCTGCTCTGTCAGGTTTTCATGCTCGTCGGAGAACGGGTTTTTCAGAACGCCATTGGCATTCGTGGCGACAGAATCCTCGCCGTAGAGTTCCTTGCCTACCTTGGCCAAGGCAAAGGCGAGCTTGCTATCCAGAACAGACCCGTCACCAGAGACGAGACCGCCTTTGACAAGGCTCTCCTTGATGCCAAGCTGGGCAACGGCCCGACTGAGATACTCGACGTTCTGGCGATAGCCAGAAGTGTCAGGATCGCCCCATTCACGGACAATCGCCCGGTGTGCATCGCCTTCAGCTTTCGCAAACGCCTCTCGGGACGCCGTGAAGCCGCTGGCCTGATACCCAACGAACTTGTCATGAAGGGACTGCGCCTGCGCCGGTGTAAGGCCGGCCTCATGCGCCCATTTGCGGAACTCAATCGCACTCGTCTCGTCATATGGGAAATCCTGCGGCACCGCTTCCGTGTTGAGCTTCAGCTCGTACTTGTCCGGTGATTCAGGTCGCCCCAATTTCGAGTAGAACTTGTCCCAATCCTCCGCCGTGGCATTTTCGCCCGGCAGTTTCAGGGCCTTGCTTGCGTGGTGTTCCAGCTCACGATACGAGCGGATCGCATCGTCAGGTGATTTCCACTGCTTCGCTTCGACCAGGGCGCGGTTATCTTCAATCTGAAGGCCTGCCACCCAGTTCGCGTCCGCACCGTTCGACCCTTGATCGGTAAGGACGGTCGAGTCGGTCGCGGTTGTCTGCGGTGCGGGCGCGTTCGCGTCCACAACCGCAGGCCCATTCGCCTGCTCTGTCATGTGATGTTTCCCTAGATTTGCTCGGCTTCTGCCCGAGCGGCTTCCTCCAAGGCCCTCATCTGTTCGTCAGACAAGGAGAGGAAATGAAAAAGCCGCCCGAAGGCGGCTCTCTGACCGGCGCTGTAGCCAGCCTGATATTGCGACAGGTCGGTGCCCGGTGGCTCGACCAGATAGAACCCTGTATGCGCTGCAAGATCAGCCAGGACGATCTCTACGTCCTCGCCCTTGCGCCCGAAAACGGACTTGTAGGCCGCGACCAACTGCTGTTCGGTCTGTATCGGGGCAATGTGGCGCTGCTTGGCGAGGTTACGCCACTTCATGCAGCCATCCCGCTAGCCTGAGCCATAGCCTGAAGTGCAGGGGTGGCGTCCTTGGCCGTCTGAGCCATGCCCTGCGCCATCTGAAGGGCTGCCATTTGTTCCTGCTGCTGCGCCTTCTGCTGGCGAATGGCTGCCAGTTCGTCGTCGGTACGGAACATCTTGCGAGGCGCACCGCGGATTTCACGTGTCAATTCCAGCGTCTCATCGGTGTCGATGCGATCCAGAACGATGCTCGGGTCCTGACTGTACTGCGCCAGCATGCCGGCCACTTCCATGACGCTCTGCATGCCCTGCAATTCACGCATACGGCGCATGTTGGCGAGCGGCCCGGTGAACTTCACGCCGATGTTCTTGCCATCCATGGAGGCAGGGGGCTCAAGAGGCGACCCACTCTCAAAGGCACCCTTGCGCCCGACGATATCCACCTCGCGGTCAATGAGGTTCGACAGGCCACTTTCTATCTTGGCACCTGCCGGCCCAAGCATTTCGCCCTTCTCATTCGCCCGGATAAGCGCCTCGGTGGCGGTCATCTGCGGATTGTCGACAAGTATCTGAAACAGATTGACGTACAGGCTCTCGCGCACCGCCATGCGCTTTGTTTCCATCAACCTCTCAGCGAATGTCGGGTTTTGAGCCTGAATGATCGGCTGGGCTTTCATCCGGCCCTGATCATCGATGTATCCGGGGTTGATAGCGCCAGAATTGAGATTGAGCCGCTGATTGTACACACCCGGCATGGTTGCCATGGGCGGCTTGATCATCTGCTGCGAGACCTGCGCCACGGTCTTGCCCATGACCTGAAGCATCTTGATTTCTGACAGCACCGCCATGACCGGAGATTGGCCATAGGGCGAGCCGTCCGTCTGGTCCCACCACATCACCGAATAGGGCATGGTGAAGAAGCCGGACGAGCGCACCACATGGCGCGAACTCATCTCGATCCAGAACGATGCAATCGGCTGGTGGCGGCGCTTTTCGCGATACTCACCGGCTTCCTCACGCGGCATGACAGCATGAAGAAAGGTGAATTCCTTGTCCGGGTCAGTCTCCATGCAGCGCTTGACCGTATCCGGCAGGCTGTCACCCTCTGCCGAGAAATAGGCAGTCGCGGCCCGCGCGGTCATCGTGGAGACGCGCAGAACCTTGTCCACATCGTCATAGGCGTTGATGCCCAGATAGCAGTCTACGACCGGGATAGATCGATAGAAGAACGGCACCTTGACCGGATCGACGCCCTGCCGACCAATGTTTTCCTCCAGATAGAGAACGCCCGTTCCGAGAACACAGGCCATGCGGATGGCCTTCTGGTTGGCCAGCGCGAAATTGCTCTTGGCGTCGTATCGAGCGCCGAAATGGTAATCGCGGAGTCGATCAAGCCATTCCTCTTCCAGATCGGATGGATCGGGCGCAAATGGATCATCCAGCGCGAAGGAATGCCACTTCTGGGCGCGCGGCGTCGTCAGGCTCTCCATGCCGGCGACAAGGCGATCAGATGCCCATGCGGCCGTCGCGTCGAACATCTCGCGGCTGCGCTGCACGGCCTTGGGCTGCTGGTACATGCCCATCATCGACTGCTGCGTATTCACAGCTCCGCCGAAGTCGAACACATGGCTCGCATAAGGCATGCAGAGATCAACGCAGTCGCGCCATGCTTCCTCCCAACCCCAGCGCTGGGAGGCAAGCTGCTGCTGCATCCTGATCAGGTCATCGGCAATGCCCATCAGATGCCGCCTAGCCGCGTCCTGCGCACGTCTTCGCCATAGTTCGGGTCACCGAGTGGCGTGTTCAGGATGGTGGCCGCCCTGCCCCTTTGCTGTTCGGCGGCAATCATCTCGTTTGCACGGCGCGCGCGGGCTTCTTCCGCGTTCGCGTCAGGAACAGGCGGCGGGTCAGGAACCTTCGGAGTTTTAGGAAAACACATGATCAATCCTTCCAGTCTTCGGCGCGCCAGCTCCACAGCGTGAAGGTCTCACCACCCGCGCCGTAGTTCGGCATCTCGCATTCTCGATGAGCCCGAAGGCCGGAGAGCCAGCGATGAGCAATGTCATGATCGGCAATCGATCTGATCTCGACACGCGTCACGCCCTCGGCAATCAGGCGCTTGGGCCAGTTTTCAACACAGAACCTTGTGATCGCAGGGGCTGCGCGCTTGAACCGGCTTGTGCCGAACGCCCATGCGTGCCGGATATGTGGCTGGTGAACGGGATTGCCCAGCCCAACGCCGAAAGCCGCAACCGGTTGGCCATCAAGCCACGCCGTCCAGCACCAGCCAGGCGAGGACAGGAATGATATTGCGCCTGCTTCCGTGCCGGATTGCAGCCGTGCCGAGGCGAAAACCTCTCGCTTGTCTTCGTCTCTCAGGTTCGATGCAACGAAACAGATGTCTCTAAGGACGCCGGGGCGAATTTCTGGTTTCATGCAGCTGTTGCACGGCACCACACGATACCATCGACCGTTTCACGAGTTTTCCCGACGAATTGGCAGTTGTGACGCCCCTCCAGCCACCGCCACTTCAGCGCCTCGCGGGCTTCCGAATAGCAATCTTCGCGATAGGTGAGCACATAAGGCGTGCCGGCTTGAATCTGCTTCTGCATGACTACCAATCCAAAACCGGGGCGTCGGGCTCGACAAACTGCGGCTCCCACATCGCGCTCGAAATGTCTGGGGCCGCTATCGGCTGCGCGAAGGTCATGGAAAGTGCATCAGCCAGATCAGGCGATCGAAGCCCGCGCTTCTTCATGTCCTCTTTCTTCTCCAGGAGAATGCGGTTGGAAGCATCAAATGAATAGAACGGGCCGGTCAGCTCCGCCGCAAGCTCGATGTCGTGGGGCGAGATCACGCCACGTCCAGCCAGCCATTCCTTCATGCGGCCCCACATCTCGGCGCGCTTGTTGACATAGCGGGCATCATTCCCGGCCTTTGCCCCGCCATTGACCTCGATCACATGGAGATTGAGGGCGCGCAGTCTGTCCACGACACCGCCGCCAACACCCACACCATCCACAAATATAGCATCCGGTCGTCGGGAATTGGCAACCTCGGTCACCATGCCCGACAACTGCTGGGTATCAAGGCGCTCCCACTTCATCAGATCGACAAGCGTATCGCCGTTGCGGATAGCCAGAACGCTGCGATCATCGCCAAACCTGGCCACATCCAGCCCGAAAAGCACTGGCTTTCCTTCGCGCCTGAATTGGCGTTCCTGTGCCTGCTTGACCAAATCCCACGATATGAACTGCTTGTCGGCCTGAGACTGGTATTCACCCAGCCACACATGCGCATATTTGCCCGGATCAGATTGCCGATCACGGCGCATGTCTTCTTCGAGAGCAGCCGGGAACCACGGATTGTCCGTGTAGTTCGCTCTGACGACAACCGCGTCGGCAGGCGCATTCACGCGCATCAGAACGTCAACGGGGTCGGTCGGCTGGTCAGGGTTCCACGAAAACCAGAGTTCCGAGCCATCGGCGCGGATAGTCGGGATCAGAAGGTCCAGCGATTTTTGCGTGACAGTCTGGGCTTCCTCGACCCATGCCACGTTGAAGCCTTCAAGCGATTTGATGCTGGCGGCTGTGTGGTTCTTCAAACCCCGGAAAACGTACAGGCTATCGTTCGGACCACGGATTTCATTATCCGTGATGTCGAAATCGGCTTCCAGCCCATATTCCCTGATCTTATCCTCGATGAGCTGCTTCACCGAGTCCTTGATCGAGTTTTGCACTTCACGAAGGCAGACCGCGCGGATTTGACGACGCAGTGTTTCAAGGACAAGGAACCCGCCGAAGAAATGGCTTTTACCAGACCCGCGCCCGCCCCAAGCCCCCTTATAACGGGCCGGGCGGGTCAGAGGCCGGAAAACCTCCGGGAACTTAACCCTTCGCAGGTCGAACTGTGTCAACGAATTCCACCTGATATTTCGGCGTCATGGTGCCATCGCTCGACTTGTGGTCGATCTCGGATTTGTCGCGCCACTTGTCGGGCTGTCTGTTCTTAAGCCAGTTCATTGCGGCGGAAGGGTCTGGCGCTAC